AATGTTTTAAGCAACCAAGAATCAATTCAACACATTGCAAATGAAACAACAGTTGCAGAACTGGAAACACTGATGGATAAGTTGTCAGATCGCTATGCAGCTGAAGGTTTGCCCTTGCCAACCGATGGTGTGATGCTGGCCAACGACCTGATCATGCTGCAATCAGATGAGCTGACAGCACGACATGGCATTTAAACGCGATCTAAGGCACCTACAAGGCGCGATCAGGGTGCAGGTAATAGGCAGACATGGGTACGCATGGAAAACGGCTCTACGGGGCTGTAATCCAAAGCGTCCAAAGACCAAACGAACGTATGGTGTTTTGATGTGTCCAGAAGGCAGGGGGGGGTAACGATGTGTCTGCGTTGAAGCGATGCCAGCACAACCTGGTTGCAGGATCGATTGCGTTATCAGGATGGCATGGTACGTTGTCAAAAAGGCACCCTTTGCCCCCTCCCCCGTCATGAGCGCTAGCGGGGGTCTGTCACAATTTTTCCCCACTTTTTTAAAACGGAGGTAATGATGGATAAGTTGCAAGAAAACAATGTTGGTGCTGACCCTTGGGTGCATCGGTCTGATGGGATGCGTTGCAAGACTTGCATCTGGTTTGTCCCGAAACAACCGGCTGCAAAACTTGGATATGACCTTGGCCGCTGCCGCCGTCATGCGCCGACGATGAATGGTTATCCGGTGGTGTTTGTGAATGATTGGTGTGGCGATCACCGGCTGGACGAGAACAAAGTCTAAAGAGTTTTCCCCACTTTTTTGTCTGGTGGGTTTTTTGCAACAACTTAGGAGATTAACAACATGGGATGGGAACATAAGCCGAACTTTGGCAGTGCGTTTATCAACAAGGAAAAGAAGGAGGATTGGCACGCTGCCTACCGTGGTGACGTAATGTTGCCGGATGGCACGGTGCATTACCTTGACTTGAATCCTGCGACGACGAAGGCGGGTGAGCAGTACTTCAAGATCAAGATCGGCAAGGTGAAGTCGATTGGTGCGCCACCGCTGTCTACGCACAACCAGGCCAAGGGCAATGGCTACCAGCCGCAGGCTGACGAAGAGATACCCTTCTGATGGCTGCAAAGAAACAATCCAACGTAGTGCCGCCCCTGACCAACTGGGGTGGTACTCGCTCGATCCAGCGTCGGTTGGAGCGCTCAAACACCCTGATCCAGAACCGTGAGGCTGTCAGCTATGCCCTGCTGTGCATGGCCAACACCAAGATCACAGACATCATGACCTGGGATGAGTCGGGCAACGTCAAGGTCAAGGCTGCGCATCAGATCCCTGAAACTGCCTTGCAGGCGATTAAGAAGGTATCGGTCAGAACTGACAAGGAAGGCAACAGTTTCTTGGATATCGAGCTGTACGATAAGGTCGGTGTCTTGCGGTTGCTGGCCAAGGCGAGTGGCCTGCTGGACAACCCTGACGAGAACGACAAGCCGAGCGTGATTGATGTCAACGTGGTCGCGCCACAGAGGGATGAGCATGGTTGAATACACGATCAAGGTACAGCACGACGAGGACGAGATCAGTGTAACGATCTTTGATCTTGATCCTGATACCTACGAAAAAGACAAGGACGCGATTGTTGCTGCCTTGAAGCGAGCGATCTTCGTGGTCGAGAAAAACGACAATGCAATGAGATTTCAGTGAGCCTCTGGAGGAAACGTGTCAAAAACAAAAGAGCAGTCCAGCAAGACGGTATCGAGCGAGGGTCTGAGGTTCGACTTCAGCGAGAGCCCGGTGATCTACGACTTCTTCCAGAGCAACGCCTTCGTCCAGGGCGTGATGGGGCCGGTGGGTTCCGGCAAGAGCTACGGTTGCGCGGCCAAGATCTTCAAGAAGGCGATTCAACAGAAGCCAAGCCCGATTGATAACATCCGGTATTCGCGCTGGGCGGTGGTGCGAAACAGCTACCCCATGCTGAAAACCACCACCATCAAGACCTGGCTCGACCTGTTTCCCGAATCTACCTTCGGGCCGATGATGCACACGCCACCCATCACCCACCATATTCGGCTACCAGCCCGCGGTGAGGCCGCAGGCATCGATATGGAAGTCATTTTCTTGGCGCTAGACCAGCCCAAAGACGTTAGAAAGCTGCTGTCGCTGGAATTAACCGGTGCGTGGGTCAACGAAGCGCGAGAGCTGCCCAAGGCAGTCATCGATGGCCTGACCCACCGGGTTGGCCGCTACCCAACCAAGCGCGATGGCGGCGCTACATGGCACGGTATCTGGATGGATACCAACCCAACAGACGATGATCACTGGTGGCATAAGATGGCCGTCAAGGAAAAGATGACCGGCCAGTACGCTTGGAAGTTTTGGCAGCAGCCTGGTGGTGTGATCGAGGTTGATCCTGAACACCTGCCCGACAATCCCGAGGCTAACGACCATATATTCGCTGCTGGCAAGTGGTGGAAGGTCAACCCCAAGGCCGAGAACGTCAACAACCTGCCCGGCGGCTACTACCAACAGATGTTGCTGGGTAAGAACTTGGATTGGATCAAGTGCTACGCAGGCGGTCTGTACACCTACGTCCAGGAAGGCCGACCCGTCTGGCCTGAATATGACGATTCGACCATGTCGGGTGAAACCGATCTGTCGCTTGATGTGCCGATTCAGGTCGGACTCGACTTCGGGTTGACCCCAGCTGCCACCATTGGCCAGCGTCTACCCAATGGCCGCTGGGTGATCCACCATGAAATCGTGACTTTTGACATGGGTCTGGAGCGATTCGGTATGCAACTGCTGGCCGAGCTCAATGCCCGATACCCGCAGCACCAGGTCATGATTTGGGGCGACCCTGCCGGTATGGCGCGTGATGCCATCTATGAGGTGACTGCCTTTGATTTTCTGCGCACACTGGGGCTGAAGGCTCAACCCACTGCCAGCAACGACTTCAAGGTACGCCGAGAAGCCTCTGCAGCGCCTATGCAGCGCTTAATCGACGGCAAGCCAGGGTTAATCGTCAACCGCAACTGCAAGCTACTGAGAAAGTCTCTGGCCGGTGGCTACCATTTCAAGCGAGTTGCGGTAGGCGCAGGGCAAGAGCGGTTCCGAGATGCGCCCAACAAGAACGAACACTCGCACATTGGCGACTCATTCGGGTATCTAATGCTCGGTGGCGGCGAATATAACCGCATGACAAGAACTCACAGCCTGGGCGGCAAGGCACCCGGACTGACGGTGGCGAAGATGGACTTCGATATTTTTGCATGAGGTATATCTGCAATATAGCTTTATGGTTGCAACCTTTTGAAAACCCAATAGAATCAACGTAATTCTGTAAATAGGGGGTGATCATGCCTGCTCCGGCTTTTCCGTGGTTAGCTGCAGCAATTTTTGGTGCTAGCGTTGTTCAAGCAAGCGAGGCCAGCAAGGCGCGTCGAGCTGCTGAACGCCAGCAAGCTGAAGCATTGAAGCAGCAAGCAGATGATGCAGCTGCCATGCGATTGGAACTATCAAAGCAGACTGCTGAGTATGCCAAGCAGGGTGCGTCGCTTGAGCAGCAAGCGCAAACTGCTAGAGAACAGTTCCAGAAGCAGCAGCTCCAGTACCAAGAGAACAAGCTGGAGATGGAAAAGAAATCCAAGGAAGTGCAGGCTGCAGCTGATGAAGAGCGTCGCAAGGCAGCACAGTCTGAAGCCTCTGCGCTAAAGGCTCGCACCCGTGGTGGCCGTCGAGCGCTGCTGTCGCAAGAGCGTCTAACGCCAGAGCTGGGCATTACGACAGCTGAACTGACACCCGGCATGAGGCTCCAATAATGGCGACCGCACCTAAAGGTAAAAAGCTGCGCAGGATGACGGACATTGATCGCTTGGCCTCTGAGTACAAGCGCAATGTTGAGGCGATGACCGGCGAGTATCAGCAGTCATTTGGTGAATTTGAGGCGGGTCGCGCTAAAGCGATGGAGCCTTACAACGTAGCGTCAGAGCAATACAAAGCACAATTTGCTGATTACGAGAAGCAAGCTGCTGGCTACAAAGAAAGATTGGCTGCGCATCAGAAAGCTATTGAGGATGTGCAAGCTAACCCGCGCCAGCTGGTTGGTCGCACCATTGGTGGCGGTAAGCGCGGCTTTATGTACGAAATAGAAGGACAAAGATATGCAGAACGAGCGGGTTTGCCAGAAGGGTACTCGGTTGACGCAAACCAAAATCTTTACAAAGACCGGCCAATTCCAAAGTTTACTGAGAAAGCACCCACGGCACCGACAGCGCCGACCTTGCCAGAGCTCGCAGAGTTTGACAGTTCTAAATTTGCAGCAAGGCGAGGTGAGCTTGAATCAACATTTAAACGCGAAGTAGGCGAGCGCAGGGCCGCACGCTTGGGCGCTGTGAGCCGACGCGCAACCCGACCAATGCTACAGGAGACTTGACCATGCCAGGACATTACGACAAAGAAGACAAGATGAAGAGCAAGGTTTCCAAGGTCATGCGCGAATACAAGGCTGGCAAGCTGAAATCTTCCAGCGGTGACAAGGTCAAGTCGCGTGATCAGGCTGTTGCGATTGCCATGTCCGAGGCCGGTATGGCCAAGAAAGGCAAGTGATGAAGGAAGTCTGGGATAAGGCAAGGCCAAAGGATCTAGGCAAGCCACAAAAACTATCCGAGTCGGAGAAGCGCAGCGCGATGCGTCGAGCGCAGAAGGCAGGCCGACCCTATCCCAACTTGATCGACAACATGATCGCAGCGAAAGGCAGCAAATGAAGATCGAAATCTCTATCGAAAAAGAATACGAAGACAAAGAGGGAATGGTCGAGCTGTCAAAATTGCCACCGGCTTTGCGCAAAAAGATTGCGCAGTACATGTCCACCAAGAAGCCAGAGAAGCCAATGCGCGGCCTGAAGGACATGATGGACGAAGCAGAGCTCGAAGAGGAAGAGGAAGACTAAATGCCACAGCTGCGCGACCCTGAAGGTGGGCTGACTGAGGCTGGCAGGCGAAAGTTTGAGCGCTCCGGTGAGAGCAAGAATCTTCAGCCTGGGGTCAAAGAATCTTCACCATCGGGTGAACGCGCACGGCGCAAAGGATCTTTTCTGACTCGGTTCTATACCAACCCGAGTGGGCCGCTAATTGATGATGACGGTGATCCGACCAGGCTAGCACTAGCAGCAAATGCTTGGGGCGAGCCGGTGCCGCGCACAGCGGGTGCAGCAGCAAGGCTGGCAGCAAAAGGTCGCAACCTGCTGGAAAAGTACAAGCTAAACAAGGACGAATAATCATGGCATACAAA